ATACGTATTTGTTATATGCATATAACAGCAAAACTAACATGTGAGAAATTTTATAACACATATTGTAAACATTTAAATGAATATTCCTATATTATAGATTTCGGATCATATGATGTAAATAGAACATTAAAACCTATTTTTAATAAACACAAATATATCGGAATTGATTTTTCTCCTGGGCCAAATGTCGATTTTGTTTGTAAAAATGAAGATGTCCCATTTAAAGATAATTTTTTTGATGTAGTTGTTTCATCTTCTTGTTTTGAACACGACGATTTTTTTTGGTTAACATTTTTAGAAATGTGCCGATTGGTAAAGCCAGGGGGACACATTTATATTAACGCGCCTTCAAATGGGCCGTATCACGGATATCCAACTGATAATTGGAGATTTTATTTAGATAGTTGGAAAGCTTTACAAAAATGGGCAATTAAAAATAATTATAACATTGAATTGGTTGAACATTATATAAATAAGGAAAATATAGAGTCAGACCCAGTTCGGTGGGAGGACTCAGTTGGAATTTTTAAAAAGTTATGAAAAAAGCATCAGGTAAAAGCAATCTAGGCATCGTTAAAGATTACCTAGAAGGTAATCGTCCATTCGTACAATTTGGCTACGATGCCAATTTGGAGAACAATAAACGCAAAGAAGGTGAAGAATGGGAGGATAGTCAAGGACGTAAATGGGTTTGGAAGAATAAAAGCAAACGTAGAGTTTCAAAACGGGCTACGATTATTAACGAACAACGTTGTAAATGTTGTAATATGGATGTTCGATGGGGTAATTATTTAGATGATCGTGTTTGGCCTAAAACAACGATGTGTTATGATTGTTTTACAAAATTTCAAACTGATCTTAAACTGATGGGTGTGTTTGATGTCTATAATGAACTACAGGATTTAAAAAATGAACGTAGTATTCTAGAAGAATATAAAAGAAAATTTGAAGAAAGTCAAAAATTTTGTCATGAAAATCAAGGTAAACCCGTTGAATTTTTAGAAGAAGACGGTTCGTTTGAAAGATGGGAAGGTATCCAAGATTATACTAAAATATTAGAAGATGTGACTAATGATTTGGTAAAAATTAATGACGGATTGCTAGACATTAATACTAAAATAAAAGAGTACGAAGAATTGTATGAGTCAGCCAAGTCTAAGAGAAATAATAAAAAGTGAGTATAAGAAGTGTATAGAAGATCCTATATACTTCATGAAAAAATATGTTAAGATTCAACATCCTATAAGAGGTACTGTTGGATTTGAATTATATCCATTTCAAGAAGATGCTTTACAAAACTTCGTTGATAATCAATTAAATATTGTTCTTAAGAGTCGTCAGATGGGTATCAGTACTCTTACAGCTGCTTATAGTTTGTGGTTAATGACATTTCATAATGATAAGAACATTCTTTGTATTAGTATTACCCAAGAAACAGCGAAAGAAATTGTCACTAAGGTAAGATTTGCAAATGACAATCTTCCAAGTTGGTTAAAAGTTCCTTGTGTAGAAGACAATAGATTATCACTACGTTTAAAAAATGGTTCTCAAATCAAAGCAGTTTCATCTGCTGGTACAGCAGGTCGTTCATCAGCACTCTCATTACTAATCATTGACGAAGCTGCATTTATCGATGGCATTGAGGAAATTTGGTTATCTGCTCAATATACATTATCCACTGGTGGTAGAGCTATCATATTAAGCACGCCAAACGGCGTAGGTAACTTCTTTCATAAAACGTGGGTTGAAGCCGAGGAAGGCAAGAACAAAGACTTCAAGACTATTAGATTGCCATGGCATTTACATCCAGAAAGAGACCAAACTTGGAGAGATAAACAAACCGAATTATCAGGAGTAAAAGGAGCGGCTCAAGAATGTGACTGCGATTTCAGTACGTCCGGTAATCAAGTGGTAAGTGTAGAAGTTCTTGAATTTTATAGACAAACTCATTTAAAGGATCCTGTGGAAAAACGGGGTAATAATCAAGATCTATGGATCTGGGATTATCCAAATTATAGTAAAAACTACATATTGACAGCTGACTGTGCTAGAGGAGATGGCGGAGATTTTAGTGCGTTTCACGTCTTAGATATTGAAACGATGGAACAGGTTGCTGAATATAAGGGACAATTAACTACAAAAGATTATGGTAATTTACTAGTGAGTGTGGCGACAGAGTACAATAACGCATTGCTTGTTGTAGAAAACAACAATGTAGGATGGGCCACACTACAACAAATTATTGATAGAGATTATCAAAATACATTTTATAGTGCGTCTGATTTGACAGTTGTTGACGTGGAAAAAACATATACTAATAAATTAAATTCGGCTGATAAAAAATTAGTAGCTGGCTTTACAACAACTAGTAAAAACAGACCACTCGTTGTTAGTAAACTGGAATCTTTTTTTCGTGAAAAACTCGTCGTCATGAAATCAAAACGATTATATGAAGAGTTAAATGTTTTCATTTGGAACGGTCATAAAGCCGAAGCTATGAGGGGATATAACGACGATTTGGTTATGTCATTAGGTATAGGATTGTGGGTACATGAAACTGCTCTAAAACTTAGAAATGAACAAATATCTTATAATAAAGCAATGGTATCGAAAATATCAAAAGTTTCAAGTCCTGTTACTTTTCATAGAGACGTGAGTGGTATTGCTGATCATCATAAAACAATGGATTTCACTGTTAATGATAAAAAAGAAAGTTTAACTTGGTTGATGTAAATACTTATATACTAGAATAATATGTCAGATCAATCATTTCAAGAATTAAAAAATCGTTCGTTATTTGCACGTTTGAAACGTTTGTTTTCAAATGATGTAATTGTTCGTAATATTGGCGGTAAAAAATTAAAGGTTATTGATACTGATGAAATTCAGTATGCTACAGATCGTAATAGTTTAAGAGACCGGTTTAATAGATTACGTACTACTTCATATAATCAATATACAAGAGATTTTAATTTATCATATCAAAGCAGTCGTGTAGAACTATTTCGTGATTATGATACAATGGATATGGATCCAATTCTAGCATCTGCATTGGATATTTATGCAGATGAATGTACAACGCGAAATGAAATGGGTGATATTTTACACATTAAGTCTACAAATGACGAAATCAAAAATATTCTTCATAATTTGTTCTACGATATTCTAAATATTGAATTCAATCTTTGGAGTTGGACTCGTTGTATGGTTAAGTATGGAGATTTTTATCTTCGTTTACATATTAGTCCTGAGTACGGAGTCTATTTAGTTGAACCATTAAGCACCTATTATGTTACCCGTGTAGAAAATGCGCAATTAACAAACAAGAGCTTTGTTAAATTTCAAGTTAATCTCCCATACGGAAACAAACTTGAAGATTTAGAAAATTATCAAATTGCACACTTCCGTTTGTTGAGTGATAGCAATTTCTTACCATATGGTAAGAGTATGTTAGAAGGCGCTCGACGTGTATGGAAACAGTTGAGTTTGATGGAAGACGCAATGTTAATTCACCGTATCATGCGTGCTCCGGAAAAGAGAATCTTTAAAGTTGACATTGGTAATATTCCTCCAAATGAAGTTGATAATCATATGCAACGTATTATGGACCAAATGAAAAAGACTCCATATTTGGATCAACAGACTGGGGATTATAATTTAAAATTCAATCTACAAAACATGGTAGAAGACTTTTTCTTACCTGTCCGTGGTAGTGATAGTGGTACTAGTATTGATAATTTGCCTGGTCTTGAATGGACCGGAACAGATGATATTGAATATCTACGTAACAAGATGATGGCAGCACTTAAGATTCCAAAAGCATTTTTAGGATACGACGAATCGCTTAGTGGTAAAGCTACATTAGCAGCTGAAGATATACGTTTTGCACGTACAATTCAACGTGTACAACGAATCATTGTTAGTGAATTAAATAAGATCGCAGTTATTCACTTGTATTCACAGGGTTATCGTGATGAATCATTGGTAGACTTCACATTAGAGTTAACAAATCCGTCTACAATATTTGAAAAAGAAAAGATCGATGTTTGGAAGAGTAAAGTTGAAGTTGGCAAAGACATGCAAGAGAATAAATTCTTTAGTAAAAAGTGGATTTATGAAAATGTTTTCGGTTTGAGCGATCAAGATATGATCGATTTACAAAAACAATTAATTGATGATGCTAAAGGAACTTATAGATTTAAACAAATCGAAGAAGAAGGTAACGATCCAGCAATTAAATTCTTACAATCTAACGATAAAGATGAGGGAGACACTGGTGATGCAGCTGCTGATACGGAAGCATCAGATACAATACCACCAACGGATACTTCCGCTGAAAAGTCACCAACGGAAGAAAAACCAGCGGATAAAGAAAGTACACCTAGTGGATCGCCTCCAAAATTAGCGGAAAGAGATCAGACTGGCAGAAAAGACGCAAGTAAATATCCATATGGAGAAGATCCCCTCGGTAATTTAGAAAATAATAGAAAATCGGATCTTTCCATAACACATAAATATAAAAACAAATCGCCATTATCACTGGAGTCACTTAAAGGTTTAAGTGATATGTTAAATACTGTAGACGATGAAAAGAAAATTTTGAGAGAAGGAGATGAAAAATCTTACATGGATGAAATAAATGTAAAAGAATAACACAATTCCTATATATTTACACAGTTTATCTATATTTATAAATAATAATATGCATAAGAAAGCAAAACATTCGAAATTTAAGAATGCTGGGATATTGTTTGAGCTTCTTACACGTCAAATAACATCTGATATTTTGGCGGGTAGAGATGAGTCGTTTAC